TTAATTGGCGGTAAATAGTTGTACTGCTTTGTTCCCCGCTTCAATGTTGGCTTCTGGCATCCATTTTCCGTAAATTCGAGCAATCATTGTCCAGTCACTATGGCCCATTTGTTGGGCTACCCACATCGGATGCTCTCCTGCTGACAGCATCATCGAGGCGTAGGTGTGGCGGGTTTGATAGGGGCGGCGGTATCGGACTTTTGCGCGCTTTATCGTAGGAATCCAAAGCGTCTTTCTAATCGCTTGATCGCCTTGCCACGGTTCACCTGAGCGAGGGTTTAGCCAAATTCTGCCGGACTCATGAGTTAATGAATGGGCTTTTTGTTCATTAATAGCCGTTAGGGCAGGGGCTAGTAATTTAATGCTGCGTATTCCTGATTTTGTTTTGGTGGTCTCGGCTTCATCGCTATGCTGAGTAATTGCCTTATTGATGCGTACAGTTCCGCGTTTCCAATCAATATCACCCCATTCTAGCGCCACCAGTTCTGATGGTCGGATGCCTGTCCAGAAAGAGAATTGTACTTGATTGTAGGCCGCCCCCTTAAGTACACCTAAGATGCTGGCTTGTTCTGAGGCGGTGAATGGATCGACATCATCTACAGGTTTTGGGGCGTCTTTACGGCGATAGTTCCAGCCGTAAAGCGGGTTGTTTTCAATCATTTCATCATGGGTTGCATCTTGCAGTGCTACGCGTAGCGGGCTGAGAATATTTGCAATTCGTTTATTTCCTACTTTAGTCATTGAGTCGCACCATTCACGCAGATGATTACGCTTTAAGTCTGCTAGCTTCAGTTGGCCAAATTGAGGAATGATGGTGTTGTTAATGATTCGCTGATAATCCACAAATGTACTGGTTTTTAAGCTTGTTTTTTGTCGCTCAAGCCAGCGTGTCAGGTAGGACTCTAGAATCTCTGTTTTACCTGGTGTTTTGGAAAACCGTTCCGCCAGTTTTGATTGTGGGAAAGTAACAAGGTAATCAAATGTGCCATTTGCTATTGCTTGTAAAATGGCATCTCTGTGCCGTTGGGCTGCGGCTAAATTAGCGGTCGTGGGCTTGAGCTGGACACGTTCACGGCATTGCATACCTTGATAGCTGAAGCTGATTTGAATTGATGTTGCACTGGCTGCTTTGACGCCTTCGCCATCTCTACCCATCTTTCGTACTCCTCTAAATCAATAAGTGTTTTCATGCCGCTGAGTGTTAAAACTTCTCTGCCTTTGAGCCAGTAACCGTTTTTTATTCGAGACCAAACGGCCTGCGGTGTATCCCCGGTGATTTCGCAATATTTATCAATGACTACATAGCGTGTTGAGTGCTGCATATCTTCCCTTCGTTCTTTGCCTTGGATGCGCAGGGTTTTTTTCTACGTTTTAGGTTGTGAGATTGGCCCGATAAATTCAAAGTTCGCCATGCCATAAGTTAATCGTTCAGGGTTGGCGATATATAAAATCTGCCATGTTTGTTGGTGGTGAGCCCGCCACCAGTAGTGGCCGCTCTCGGTGAGTTCAGATATCCGCTTTATTTCCATTTATCCACCTGCGATGCGCCGGGCTTTTTGTTTCGTGGCGTTATGACCTTGCCAGTCCCTGGCGCACTCTTCGCAGCAGAACACCGCATCATTGACGGCGACCGCGCTGCACCAACGGCATTCCCCGCTGGGCTGAGGGGTTTTATCTTTGCTTAGCTTTGCATTGACGTAGTGGGCTGCGATGGCATTGCAGCGCATCAGCTCTGATACGTCGCTGGCTTGGTCTATCTTGTCGCTCATGGTTCAGATTCCTGTTCAGATCGATGAATGATTAAGCTGCTTACGTCGGGCTGGATGCGGCAGGCGTAGCAGGGCCTTGGTCGTGCTTTAAATTTTGTTTTTGGCGTCGATATAGGCCTGAGCACCGTACTTCTGAGCGTTGATTCTTGCCCGTTCACTCAGATCCGGCGGGGCCTTCTCTTTTCTTATGCCTTTATCATTAAGTGCCTGATCCAAAGTGCAGGAAACAGTTAATGCCACATGACCTAGGGTCGAAGGCTTCGCCCTCTCCCTACGCTTGCGCTTCGCTTCAGCGGCAAAGGCCACCCCTAAAAACACGGCTTCTTGTTTCTGCTTTTGGGCGCGCTTCATTTCGGCCACTTCGTGCGGGCTGTATTCAATATGCGATGCGCCCTTAAATGGGCCTTTTTGGGCCTGGCAAGTTTTACCCAGCCGGGCTTTGCCTTTGGCACCCCATTGCACCTTCCAGCCTTCCTTATGGGTGAGCACCTGGCCGCGCTGGCTTTTTACGCCGCAAATCACCGCAACTACTTCGCCGTAGCCATTGATTTGTTCACGTTTCACCAGCTCCAGCGGGTCGTTTTCCATGGCGACCATATAGGCTCTGAAGTCGCCTTTGTCGGCAGCGTCCCATGCGCTGCCTAAAATACGGGTAGGGCAAACGATCTGGCCATCAAGATGTAAATCACGTAAAGCAGTGAGCGGGGCCAGTACATCGGCGCGGCCCGACCGCATGGCCTTCATGGCTTCGGTAATACATGGCTGAAGATTGCCGTCGATTAATCCCTTTGCGGCTTCAGCAATGGCCGGCTCTTTATCCAGCGCAATCAGCTGCTCTAACAGGGTTTCGGCGTCTTTGCGCACGCGGCGGGATTCGCGGTAAGGCGTGACCGGCGCGGTGCCAAACATCTGAAACTGACGACGGCCTAAAATACGCGCCCAGACCGTTGCACGCTGTGCGCCGCTGATGGCACTCATGCCCGCCTCGGTATCACCGCCTACTTTGTAGCCGTCGATATTTTTAGCGATGTAGGCGATGGCATAGGCCACAGCGGCGTAAACCATATCCTGGCCTTTGCGAGGCTTGATGGCGTCGATTTTTACGCGGACTTTCTGAGCGTTTTTTTCATTTGGTTCGGCTTGCAGATACTTATCGCGGATGATCTTCAGGGCTTCGCTGGCGTGCTGCGGTTTCACAAAAAAGATTAAGTGCCAGTGCGGGGTGCCGTCTTTGTGTGGCTCTAAGGTGCGCAGCCCCATAAAATCAATTTCGGCTTTGCTAAATTGGGTACGGCATTGCGCCCAGCATTGGGTCAAATAGCTGGCGGTTTGTTGTTGGCTGTAGCCATTCCATTTTTTATTGAGGATCAGCTTTAAGTGCGGTTTTTCGCCAACGCTGGTGCAGCGGTGGTAGCAGCCTGGCGCGGTCAGCGTGATGGCATAAGCGCGGTAGCCCATTTCTTGCGCTCGTTCGGCCATGCCCTTCATGCGGACAATTAACTCGGTGCGTTTGTTTTTGCCGTTGGCCATACTGCCTGCCAGTACATCGGCCATATCGATGACTTCACCATCGGGCGAAATCGCCACCGCCTCTGCCATAGCCACCGCGCTTTGCTGGGCGCGGATGACCATTCGTTCTAAATTCCACGGGCTGACATAAGCCTGTTCTTTACCCATGCCGATCCCGTAGGAATAAGCGCGGGCTTCGGCGGCGCGGATAGCGAGCGTACGCAAGCGCTTGCTCCACCATTTATCGGACTTGATCCTGGCGGCCAGCTCCAGCACATAACGGCGCTGGGATGGTTTCATTTTTTGGTAATCAAGATGCTTTACGCCGTGCTCAGGTAAAACGATCCAGCCGCGAGCCACCACCATTTCCAGCAGCTCCAGCGGTGCTTCGATATTTGAGCAACGAACGGCAAATTCTTTCGCCTTGGCGCGGCACTCGCTATCTGTGGCGGTTTCCAGCCATGCCTGCAAATTGAATTTGGGATTCATTGCGCGGTCGCCCTGGCATACCAAGCGTTTTGCAGCGTGGTTTCGCCTTCTGCGATGACGCTACCCAGCAAGCCGCGTATTTGTTTCAGTTTGGCGGATTCACGGGGTAGATCAAATTGATTCAGGCGGGCCATTCGGGCATGGATGGCCGCGTCGGCTTTTTGTGCCCAGGCGAGTAAATCGGCCAGCTCTTGGTTTTCTGCCTGATTCAAGACAGGTAAAGGCTTGCGCTGTGGTTTCAGTGTGGCGAGGACTTCTTCACCATCATCCGCATAGATAAAAGCAGGGCGTTCTTGTTTTACTTCTGGCAAAGGCATGGCCGGGGAGTTTCTGACCATGGCTAAAACCCGGCTTCGCGCATCCACATTGATCTTTGTTGCCACACAACGCTTAGGTTCTAAAGCGCTGACTGGTAAATCAATCCTTGCTTGTAACTGCTTTGCGAGAGCGGCCATGTTTTATCCAGACGTGACAAAGCCCCTGCGGCTGTTAAACAGGCGCGGGGAGGCTTAGGTAAAAGGGGGATTACTTCGGGTTAAAGCGCGAGGGTGAGTTGCTGTTCTTTAAACTTTGGATCATTAGAAGGGGGAAAGTCTGTCCACTTAAAGACTTCATGATCTTCGCTGTACTTGGCGACCCTGGCTTCTGTGATCTGGAAGCCTACTTTTAGCCTGGCACCACAACATCGGCAGCCGATTTGGGCGGTAGTGGCTGTTGGAGTAATCCGGACGCTGGTTCGCGTATGCGTTTTAGAATTACAGTATGGGCAATGAATCTCTACGGCCATGATGATTACTCCAAAGCTAACAAAAATTACAAAAGCAAAAGGCAGAGCCACAAACGACTACCATTCGTCGGGTAAAGCGCTTATATTTCACAGCGTCACTTAGGCGCGTCTTAGGCAACTGTTAGTTGTTCTGTATTGAGTAAGGCGATGTCTTCGAGGTTTTCCAGTTCTTCCTCGGGTACTTCTATACCGCGAGATGCCAAACCCTCTAATAAGAGCAATCGGCACATAGAAGCAACTGATCTTGATTCTTGCTTGGCGATGGCACTCACGACAGGGTGTTCAATTTCCTTGAGGCGTAAATTAATTCCTCTGCGGCTAAGCATGCCGCGTGGTGCCCTTGGCATGCTTTGATCGCCTGAATCGTTTTCTTCCATCGTTTAAGTTACCATTAAGGTTATTTAGAGTGTCACTAAGCGACTTATCAGAATCTATGGATCAATTATCTACAACACCTACTACCTCGTCAATAGTAAAGTCTGACATGTTGGATATTTCTATCCGTTTTAAAGAGGAAAGAAAGCGCTTAGGCTTATCTCAAAAAGAGGCCGCGAAGGCGCTTGGCGTCTCGATTAGCTCCCTTGGAACTTATGAAAGAAACCAAGTAACGCCGCTTGTTTGGGTACTATTGCCACTCTATAAATTAGGTGCTGATATTCAGTACATCGTGACGGGAGAACGTGCTTTGGGAGTTCTGCCAGAGCCAGAGCAGAGGCTGATTACTGCATTTCGATCTGCCTCATCTGATGGGCAAGCCGCAATCCTCACTACAGCAACAGCGCTGTCTGGTGTGGTAACAGCAAAGAAAGAACAGAAATCAGGCACAACCCAGATTTTTAATGGTGAGGTCGGCCAGAACATATCAGGTGGATTTAAAGGCGACCATACCTTCCATTTTGGTAAGAAATAGCCCAGAAATACCCATAGTAGTAGTGTAATCAAAAGACCATAAAAAGCAGCGACCTGAAACAGGCCGCTGCTTTTTTATTGGGGGGGCGAATCTGCATTTTGCAGATTTTTTTTATGGCTAAATAAAAATGAAAGATCAATTTTTTTCAAACGATGTTGCTATGGTTACCAGTAAAAGTATTCAGATTAACCATGCTCATTTTCACAGCTCTGCCTCTCCCCGATTACTCTTGGCCGCCTGCATATTGCTGTCTTTTGCGCTGGGTGTGGTGACGGGCAGGGACTATTTGCCTGTACGGTATTCTCCAGAGGATAAGCCCGTCATTACAGAGCAACAGGTTGATTCACTGGTGCTGACAATTAATGCGAGTTCGGCGGTATAGATCGCAGGTAAACAAAAGCCCCTGACTGGCAGGGGCTTGGTTATAAGTGGCTGTGCGAATTAGGCAACTAATCGAGCAGCGGTTGCATCAACATGCACTTTATCAAAAGCGCAGAACAAGCCTCGTCCATCCTCTCCCGCTTCAATAATTCCCGCATCGCGTAGCTTTGTAGCATCGCGGTGTACCGCTTTGACATCCCGGCCTAATTTTCTGGATAGCTCGCGTACAGACAGCTTGTCGGATTCAAGCAAGGCATGGAGCAAAGCCCAGCGGCCACCGCCTAAAGTATCAAACAATTCTTCTGCACTATTGAAGGCGACAATTTCGCCTTGAACTTCACCATTCATTGCCGCAAGTGCTCGGCGTGTGACTTCCGCCCGGCTCATTACGGTGAGCGTTAATGTATTCATATTTGCTCCTTTAAAATCATATCAACATCAGCCCAGAAGTCGTCCAGTAGCTTTGCCGCATCTTGAAATTCATAATTAATTTCATCTTGCCCAATGTGCTTGTGATCGCCTTTGCCTGCTTCATTATCATAACGAAGTAAACAAACACCATTTCTCACAAGGGCAAGGCTGTATTTTAGCGTGTGCAGGCTGGCTCTTACTGGCTGTGGCACTTGCCATATCTTTATGGCAGCAAAGGCATTCTCAGAAACTGGCTGCCTTAAGTTCATCATTAGCTTTGCTTTCATTGTTGTTAGTATGGACAACGCTTTGTCTGTTGTCAATGATGATAACGATTGTGTTTTTGTTCGCTAGTCCTGCCAATATTTACCTGTTGATTAAAAAATACAGATTCTTGATATGTGTGGATTTTAAAAGCAGAGTGATATCATTTGCAGAAGTAGTTTCTGAGTATTTTTCATTTTTTAGTAAGTTTTATACTCTATAAGGATATATATTTTGATTAATGATCTGAAAAAATTAGTGCGTACTGGTGATTTAGTTTTACATTGTACAAAAGTTAAAATATGGCAAGAGCTAGGTCTTCGATTATCTGGGTATGGCACTATTAAAATAGACTCAATGGGGCAATTGAAATTAGAGTTCATTTGTATTGAAAAAGAAAATATTCCTCGAATACTATTCTATTTAAATGTCCCTGAGGATGGACTAATTCAAGAGCAGCAGCTTTACCTTGAAGTTGAAACCTTAGATGGTAGCTGCTATGAATCAAGAGGTTTTTCTATTCGCTTGGATTTTGGTATGGAAAACTCTCCTGTTGTGATAGAGGTTCTTTTGTCATCAATCTCTTGCACAACAGTTTTAAATATAGAAAACGAAACACAGAATCATCTTTATTTTGAGTTTTCTGAGTATTTTGATATCCCAGCAAATAAATCGAATAAAGAAGAGTCAACTTTGGGTTCGATCTCTGTTTCGCGGAATCAGAGCGTTATTGATTGTGATTCTTTTTCTATTAATTTAATTAAAATGAAGGGGTATGTAACTGCAGTGGTATCAGGTTGTTTTGATGTAAAAAATGTTCTTGAATGTTTGAAGTTTTATATTGGATTTAGTTGTGGTTCAATGCCTCAGCCTTATTATGTTTGTGAAAGAACTGGGGTTGAGATTGTAACAAAAATTTGCTCTATAAATAATAGTTATAGAAATAAAATTTCATCTAATCCTATGGTTAGTAATGTAGGGGGTGATTATAACAACAAAGAGTATCATTATCAGTTGTTTAAAAACATTTTGAATGTACGATCTGAAAATAGAAAAGTTTACGACAGTATTTATTCTCAATGGTATCAAGTGTGGTATTCGTTTCAGTCAATCAATAGTATTGCTGCTTTGACATTGTCTGTGGCTATTGAAGGATTGCTGCTTGATATATTTATTCCGATAATTGAGACTAAAAATAGAGATGAAGATTTAGATGCAGATGTGAAAAAAATTAAAGAAATTATATCTGATCTTGAAATTGATATTGAATACAAGGTAACATTGCATAATAGTATTTCATATTTAAAAAAACAGACCGCAGCAAAGGCTTTGAATTATTTAATAGATAGAGAAATTATAACTAAAGATGAAAAAAAACTATGGAGTGATTTAAGAAATGCATGCGCGCATCCAAAAATAAAGGATGATAGTCCTGCCGTTGAATTAGTAGAACGTGAGCGAGTGCTGTCTTGCTTGAATCTTTTTCATAATCTTGTTTTTAATGCACTGTCTTATACTGGGCCGCGTAACTATTTTAGAGTGAAAAATATATCACGTGATTGTGATTTTGTTACACACATAGCAATTTAGAGTGTCTATTTAGTAACATTTACCCATCCACTTCACTGGCCTTTACTTCCAGCTCCAAAGCCGTGGTGTAGCCGCTATCGGTCAGGCTGTGTGTAGCGCGGCTGATGATCCAGTTTTGTTGGTCAATGATGGGCTTAAAGCCTGAAACGCTGGCGGGCAGTTCGGGGAAGAGTTCGGGGCGGCCATAGGCGAGGGTGATTGAGAATTGAGCCACGCCGCGCTGCAGTTTTTCCCATTCGGCTTTTGCGGCCCGTTCGGCGTTGGTTTTGCTGGCGTAAACGTGTCTTAGGGTTTTGACATTATCGTCCGCGCCTTGGATCACTTCACCTTGCCCTGGGCCTGATTTTTTCCTGGGTTTGCGTTTTACGGTGGTGGTTTCTTTCTTGGCCGTTTTGGTGTTTTGCCATGCGGCTTTCACGCCGCTATATGCGCCCCGGTCTGCAATACCAAAGCGGTGACTATCGCCAGACTGGCGCGTAATCAGCACTTTACCCAGGGGCTGGCCGCTGGCCGTGGTGGCTTGGCCTGCTTTCATAAACAGCAGGCTGTTATCTTTGACCGTGGCAATGGCGTCAAACATCAGAGCAATGCGGCTTAAAAAGCTGGCGTCGCTTTCGCTGGTCTGGTCGATGTGGCGGATGGCTTGCCCGGCTAAGTCTGGGCCGATCCGGTGCTGGATCTTATTTTGTTTGGCGATGGTTTCCACAATCGCGCCCACGGTGGTTTGATGCCAGGAGCGTTCTTTCTTAACCGACAAGCCTGCGCGTAAATCGGCACTGCGGGCGCGGATGGTGAGCTGATCCGGTGCGCCGCTGTGTTCGACTTCATCCACCGTATATTGGCCTTTATCGACTAGGCCGCTATCCGACCAGCCCAGCGACACACTGACCACGGCACCGCGTGGCGGGATTTCCAGCAGGCAGTCGCTATCATCCAGCGTGATATCGAGCTGGTCCGCTTCAAAGCCGCGATTGTCTGTCAGGCTAACCGACACCAGCCGGTCGTTCACCAGTTTAGAAATATCTTTACTGCCGACTAGGATTTTAAAGCGCGGGGCTTTGTGGCCTTCATTCATTGCAACAGGCCCATGATGGTTTCGAGCGGGTCGGATGTGATCCGCTTCAGGCTTAAGTTAAATTCAATCTTGCGGGCTGAGCCGTTCTTGTAAAACAGGCTGCGGGTGGTTTTGATGGATTCGATCACGTACTCGCCATAAATCCAGCCGGTGCCTTCAATTAAAAAATACGCTTCCCCCGTGTCGGCCATTTCTTCCAGCGCCAGCAAAGACACCTCGCCCGCATTCAGTTCTTCATACAATACGCCGCTCAGCGCGATGGTTTCCGCATCCGGCCCTAGAAACTGATTCGCCGGGCCGATACCGATCCGCGTCTGGCTGGCGTGCCGCCATGACTTTGACTGCTCTAAAGTTTGGTAAGGAGCGCTGGCCAGCTCAAATACAAACATACCTAAGACCATCATCATCAGTCGCTGTCTCCTAAGCGTGAACGGCTGCGCACTTGCTTCTGGCGGTCGGCTTTGGCGATTTCTTGCGCGACCAGTTGCGCCAGTGCTTGTTCGTTCATGCCTGGCGCCGCATTAATCGTGATCTGGATCGCTGGCGCTTGGCCGTAGCTGCTTTGGGTGGACATGGGCGGGCGCTGATCCAGTTGGATATCGGCCATGGCTCCTAAGCTGGTGCCGCCAATCATCAGGCCACCGGCAGCGGTTGCCATTTTGCGGGCCATGTTCCTGATGGTATCGAGTGGCGCTTGCTGGCTGTCGCTTAAGCCTTTGTCTAAGCCCGCGACGGTATGCCGCCCAATTTGTGCAAACACGCGGGAGGGCGAGTGGATATCAAGCGCCTTTTGTACCGGTTCGGGCAGCATTTTGGCCAGCTCGTAGAATTTGCCTTTTAACCAGTCCCACTTACCGGCGATCCCTTGCCACAAACCGTCGACCATCATCTGGCCATAGCCGGTAAAGGTGGCGGGGAGTTCCAAACCAAACCAGCTGAAGACCTTGGCAAAGGCGCTGTAAAACAAACCCAGCGGCGACCAATTGAGAATTAATGCGCCGATCCCTGAAATGCCACCATTAAACGCTTCTTTGATCTGATCCCACAGGCCACCAAAGAAGGCCTTAATCGGCTCCCAATATTTGTAAATCAACAGGGCGGCAATGGCGATACCCGTTACCAATAAGCCGATAGGATTCATCAGCAGGGCGCGGCCCATAAATAGTGCGGCATTACCGGCCAGGCTTAAAGCGCCGGTCAACAGGCCATAACTCCATGTGGCGGCTTTGGCTAACACTGAGCCAATACCCATTTGAATATTCATCGTGGTCAGGGCAAACCGAACCATGGCAAAGGGGCCTAACAGCGCCGCTGCGGCCAGGGCTAAGCCGCCCAGAATGGCAACGACTGCCGCTACTGATGCAGAAACTTTTACGATGGTTGCTGTGAGCTCGGGATTAGCCTTCATCCATTCGCCTGTTTTGCGGATGACGTCAGTGATATTTTGCAGCAGCTCGCGCAGGGGGCTGTTGCTGCCTTCAAACATTTCAATGCCCACATCTTCCCAGGCTGATTGCAGCGTCTTGATATCGCCCGCCGCGTTGTCGCTCATGGTGGCTGCGTTTTTACTGGCTTCTCCGGCGGATTGTCTGAGGGTGGCAATCAGTTCTTGCAGCTTGCCGCTACCAGCTTGCGCGGTGAGCACTTGCAAAGCACTAAAAGCTTCTTCACCAGCAATATGCTTAAAGTATCCCGCCCGCTGGGCGTTCCCCATGTTTTTGGTTTTGGCTTCCAACTCTGCAAGGATCGTCGGCAGGTCGCGTAGATTGCCCTTTGCATCTTTGGTCTGTAGGGCGAGTTCTTTGATGGCTTCTGCGGCCATTTTGGGTGGGGCCGCCAAGCGGGACATAATGGCGCGTAAGGCGGTGCCGCCCATGCTGGCCTGAATCCCTGCGTCGCCTAGCTTACCGGTCATGGCTGCGGCGGTTTCCAGATCCACGCCCAGACCGGCAGCGACCGGCGCAGCGTATTTCATGGTTTCTGCCAGCATTCTTAAATCGACATTCGAGCGGGTGAATGTGCCGACCAGTACATCGCCCGCGCGGCCCATCTGTTCAGCGTTCAGCTTAAAGCCGGTCAGAATATTAGAGGCCATATCGGCAGCGGCGGGCAGTTCTACCCGTCCGGCCTTGGCTAAATCAAGTACGCCAGGCATGGCCTTTTGAATAGCGGTCGGATCAAAGCCCGCCATGGCTAAAAAGCCTTGCCCCTGTGCGGCTTCGTTGGCGGTAAAGCTGGTGGCCGCGCCTAATTCTCGCGCCTGTTTGCGTAAGGCCGCGAGCTGGGGGCCGTTTTTATCTAGTCGGGTGAGCGCCTGTACGCTGGACATTTCCGCATCAAAATCTAAGCCCGGCCCCATCACCCGCTTAGCTGCATACAGCGCACCGCCACCCGCAACGGCCATACCCGCACCGGCTCCCGCCAGATTGTTTCTGACGTTCATGCTTCGGTCGTAAGTTGCCCGGGCGGCATGTTGGCGCTGCATCTGTCGGCCTAAGCGTTCCAGCTGCTGTTGTTCTCTTTGCAGGGCGGCGCTGGTGCTGGTGGCGTTTTGTCGTAACTCGCGCTGATGCTGGGAGAGGTTGCGCGTAGAAATACCCGCCGCATTTAAGGAGGTGCGCAGGCTTTGTTGCTGGTTGACCAGCTGAGTGTGGCGGGCGGCCAGTTCCGCCGCTTCTTTTTTAGCCCGGTTAAATTCAGCGCTCATTTGCCGGGTTGGATGGGCCGTGGCGGCCAGACTTCTGCCCAGCGCCGTGGCGCGTTCCTGGGCTGCTTTCATGTGCTGCGAGGTCTGGGCGGTATCGCGGGTCAGCTTTTTAAACGAATCAATCTGGCCCTGGGTTTTATCCAGTGCTTTCATTTTATTTTTAAGTTCGCTGACTTGCTTTGCAACCGCCTTGCTTTGATTCAGTACCCCTTTAAACGGCGCGGTAAATTGATCAATTGCTTTTAACACCACTTCTAATCGTAAATTTCGCGCCGCGCTCATTAGTGCTCCTGTGCCAATCGTTCTAAGGCAATATTTTTGTATTCCTCGCTTAACTCACAGCCCAGCCAGTCGTAGCCTTCCAACTCCGCCGCCAGCAGGGTCGAGCCTGATCCGGCGAAAGGGTCCAGAATTAAACCGCCTGGCGCGCAGATCTTGATCAGATCGCGCATTAAATCGGTGGGTTTGCCGGTGATATGGAACTTGTCTTTTTGTTTGACCACTTCCTTATAAACGCCGCGCAACACGCCCACATCGCGGGCCAGTGGCATATCGCCTTTACTGCCCCACACAATGTATTCCGCCTGATTTCTAAAGCGCCCCATCTGGGGGCGCACGCCTTCGCCCTTATCCCAGACCGCAATGCCGCGCCAGGTAAAGCCTGCAACCTGCAAAGCGTCGGTGGTCAGCGGCAATTGTCGCCAGTCGGTGAATAAGCAAATGGGCGCACCGTCTTTCATGACGCGCAGGCATTCAGACAACCACAGCGTCATCCAGCGCAGGTGGGCGCGTTGGTCGCGGTGATCGCCGGTAAATTCAGGGTATTTGCGGACGGTGTCGTTGTTTTGGTATTTCTCGCTTGTACTGCGATGTTTAGAGCCGATATGTAAGCCGCCCGAGGCATAAGGCGGATCAGTGATCAGCGCATCAACCCGGGCGGCGGGGAGGGATTCTAAGAAGGGCAGGCAGTCGCCTTGGTGGAGGAAATTTTTCATGTATTGTTTTCTGGGTTGTATCGTTTGCGCGCTTCTTCGCGCCATTCCATCAGCTCAGAGATCGTCATGGTGTTCATCGCCTCCGGGGGCCAATGAAACACCATGGCGATATCGGCCATGGCTGAATTTACGCTTGCGGGTAGTCCGCTTTGGCGTCCTTCTGCAATAAAAAACCGGCGGTAATCCCGGCCAATTGCAGCAGGTCGGCGGGGTCCAGATTGCGGACATCCTGCTCGGTGAGCGCAGGGTCTGAAATACGCGGCAATACCCGGGTGATGGCTTCCACATCCATTTGCAGCAAGTCGCCCAGCTTCACGCCACGCAATGCGCCGCTTTTGGGTTTGATGAGGGTAATAGAGCGGATCGTTTGCTCGCCGCGCGTGATGGGTGTATCGAGTTCGACGGTGTTGGGGTTTTTTTCTTGAACATTCATTTGGGTTTAAATCCTTTTAATTACAGGCCAATGGCGCTGCGCATTTTTGCGAGGCGGTCGATACCGTCGATGATTTCAATCATGTTGACCGTATCGATTTCCACCAGCGTTTTGCCGTTCAGGGTCAGCTTGTAATAGCTGAGGGAGCTGGCGACTTTGAACTCGGTGTCGTCGCCCGGTTTGGGGCTGCCCATATCGATTTCTTTATGGCGCCCGCGCACAATCACCTCGACCGCATCGACTTCTTCCGAGTCTTCCCGCTGATAGCCACCGGCAAAGCGCAGCAGCACCGCGTCGTGCGTAGCCGCGCCAAAGCTGGCGAGGATTTCGCGCATAAAGCCGCCGTAGGTCGCCGACATTTCGAGCTTTTCAAGTCCGAGGTCGATATCGACCGTGCCGCTCATGCCGCCGCCCCGGTACTCTTCCATCTTGCGGCTGAGCTTGGGCAGGGTCACTTCCGTAACCTGTCCTGCAAAATTGATCCCATCCATAAACAAATTGAGGGCTTTTAACTTACCTGGTAAAGCCATATTGATTCCCCTTGATTAGCCGACGCTGGCGCTAAAATTCATCAGATATTGATCGGTGATGCGCTGGCGCAGCTCTAAGTTTTCCAGAGGGGGGACGGGGGTGTAGTCGTAATCGATGGTGAGCTTGCCCGCCTTCAGATCCTCTTTCCCGTTGGCCTCAACATCCAGCCAGGCGTTAAAGCCCAGCAAGTAACCCGCCGAAACCCAGGCGCGGCCCTTTGCATTAATCCCTTCCAGAATGTCTTTGGCTAAGCTTGGCGTCATCGGCTGATCGATGGCCCACATATGCGCCTCGCCCATGGTGTCGGCGATGACTTGGGCACTGCGGGTGTAGTTCTCAAACATAAACAGCGGATCAGTAGACAGGGTACGGTTGCCCCAGAACACAAAGCCTTTGGCGCGAACAATGGTGGTGATGTCTTTGCTATTGAGCAGGCCCGCGTCGGTGTCCGGGTCTTGCAGATCCCAGAATACGTCCTGGCTTAAGCCGGTCACGCCATTAATCACCACATTGGAAAGCGTCTTATGCCAGCCGGTTTCCTTATCCAGTTTGGCGCGTAAGCCGATGGCGTAGGCGACGGCTAAGTCGAGGCCTTCATCATCCAGGCCGGACCAGTTGGGGTTCTTAAAGTCTGGCCAGATCATCATTAATTCGCGCTGGCCAAAGTTGGCGCGGTATTCCAGCGCTTCTTCCACGCTATTGCAGCCGCGAGCGCTGATATAGGCAAAGCCGCGCAGCTTCTGGCAGATGGTTGCCAGCTCATTGGCGACCAGTAAAGTGTCGTAGCCTGGCACCCCTAAAATACGCGGCTTTACATGCACGATGCTGTTGGCTGCGAGTAGCGCTTTAAGGCCGGTGAAGCGGCCCGTTTCATCGGTGCCGCCGATGATGTTCTGCTCGGTTTCTTTTTCGTCTTTGCCTTGCTCGACGCGCACCATGACGACAATCGGGCTGGTCTGTTTAGCAATGGCATTGAGCGTGCGCAGCATGGTGCCTTTCGTGCCTGCTTTGCCAATGGCTTTTTGTACGTTGGTGATCAGTACCGGCTGATTGAGCGGGAAGAACTTTGCATCTGCATCGGGGGCGGTGCAGACCAGGCCGATGACGGCGGTGCTGATGGTTTGAATGGTGCGCGTACCCTCGTTAATCTCGATAACGCGCGTACCATGGTGGAATTGATCGCCCATGATTTCCTCGGTTTGAATTGACCGGGCCATCATGGGCGATTCTGTTTTATTTGGCTTTCACTGGGGATTGTGAAGCATTGAACGACACCGCTTAGGCGGGTGTTTCGCTTAAAACCTGCGCTAATAAGCTTTCAAGCCGTTCTACTTTTTCATTTAAGGCGAGCAATTGATCGTCAGCGATGACTGGTGGTGAGTCTAAAACCAGCGGGATGGGCTGAGCTTCCGTGATCCATTTTTTACCATTCCAGACCGCCCCTTCAAAATACGGCAGCAGGGTGAAGCCTTCAGGTATCGGGCCTAATGTATCCAGCACACGCGCCGCGCCGTCGCTGGTCTGGTAAGCGATCATCTTCCGGTAGTCTTCGATCAGCGCCCAGCACTGATCTGCCTTATTTCGAATGATGGCTTTGTTTTTAGCGGGTCTGACTTTGGGCGCATCCAGCACTGCACCGGCAGGCAAGCCGCAATCTTTAGACACCCACATTTCAGCCTTGCCGATATATTCGAGCGTGTGGGTATCGTGGCAGAAGCAAGGCACGATGCCGTCGTGGCTGGCAAAGCCGTCCTGATCGAAGGAAACCGGCGGCAAGGGTTTTGTTTCTGGTTTGATTATGTTCTTAAGCATTGGATTATCCCCACCGTACGATGTAATTAAATGCGACGTTATCCGGGTGTGTTCTGCCCTGTGGGCCGTCTACCGTAGCCCGTGGTTGGGGTCGCACATAGTTAACACCTGGCTGGCCCCCTCCCCCTGAGTAAGGCAGCCAGCCGCCATCATCAAAGGGGACGGTGTGCTGGTGTTCGCCCACATTGGCGGCCTGATAGCTCAATACGGTTCGCCCCGGATCAATACCGCGCCCCGCATCCCAGCCTGAGATATACATGCCGCGCAGGTCGGGCAGGGTGGCACCGTAGAGCGAAGCAAGGACAGGGGCTTCGGCTGGGTTAATGCCCTGGCCCTGTAAAAAGATCCAGCCAGCGGGCGGGGTGTTGCTGGGCCATGGGACGGGGACGCCGGTTGGTACGCCGAAAGAGCCATCGAGCAGCTTGTCAGCCGTTCGGCATGAGTCAACACGTACACCATGGGTATTCTCACCATTCCAGCCCATTAAAACGGGGAAGGCTTCTCTCCAAGGCTCGGTGGCATTGGCTACGCTAACTCCACCGCCACTGGGGGATAAGCCATTGCTGCCGTCAAAGATCACATGGCCGTTGCCGTAGTTTTGCCAGCGCAGCAGGCTCGATACGCCATCGTAATCTCTGGCCCTATCCGCAATACTGCCCGCTGGATCGCGTGATTTTAAGTAATAGGTATGCAGCTGGCTGGTCAGAACACGGCCATCGCTGATCGACATGATTTTAGTCGGCAGGTTGCCGTCGCCATTGGTGGTAATGCCAAAGTGCAACTCGCCCCAATTGGCCGCTGTACCCGCGCCCTCTGCCCAGATGGCGGCGACATTGGAAACGGCGGAAACATCCCTGAATGAATCCCAGGTAATCGCCCCTAAAATTTGCTTGGTCGCGCTGGGGTTCTTTTTTTCAAACACCACCCGCGAAAAATCAGCGGCTTCGGTAGCTTGATTCAGCGTCAGGTTTTTTGTCAGCAGCGTACTATCCTGGCGCATCTCCCAGCGCCCCAGCGCTAAATCCCCCTCGCCCGTCATTTGAAAGACGATGGACGCCCCGTAAGCGTAGCCATTGCGATAGGTGCCGATCCTGCTCAGGATCGAATAGCCTTGGGAATACTGGGTTCTTTGTGAGACAAGCCAGGACGCTTTGTTGTCCAGGGGAAATTGGGTGTAATTGTGGAATGCGCCCTGTGTCCAGCTATACAAACCGCCTTCAGAAAACAATTCCGCATTCGAGTTGTATACGCCATTGATAGAAAGTGATTTTCCTAAATACGCTCCAAGTATTGGGTATCTTTCATCCGCTTCGCTCTTCAGGTAATAGTGTTCACCGTGCGGGTTAGGCGCGTTGACGTGCTCTTGAATCAGCCCCCTGGTTTCACCTTCGGTGGTGTATTGCGGGTGCGGGTCTGCGGCCTGGCTGTGGGCGCTGTCTGCTTCATCTGCATGATGGATCGCTTCATCGCGGCCACGGTCTCCCTCTTTGACTGCGGCGGCGCTGAGGTCTTGCCTTAGGTCGGCGTTGGTTTTGTCGGTGATTTTTTTGTTGTAGTAATCTTTTGAATGCGGATCGTCATCGGCAATATGCTGCTTCATGGTTTCTTCGACCAGCTCAATGCTGGCGATCCCAATATCCTGGCTGACGCTGATAGTGACGGCGGCGGTGTTGCTGACGACAAACACCATTCTTAAGGTTTGCACCTTGCCCGAGCCTTCTTCTAATTGCGGCTTGTAGCTGGCCGGGCAGTTGGCGACGGCGATCAGGCCGCCTTTGTCGTCATAGATCCCCATTTCCCGAATCCACCAGCCGCCGATATTCTCTTTAATGATGAGTTCAGCAATCACTGTGTTTTTGCCCGCTTCGGATTTGAGCGAGTTTAAAGCGCTGCGGTAGTTCTCTTTGATCAGCTGGGTTTGGTTTTCATCCGGGGTGGTGTCGTTGCCGCCGCCATCGCCTACGGCCATTTTTTCAATATGGATGGTCTTTTTTTGCGCGGTGGCTTCGGCGATCTGGGCTTCGCCGTAGGTGGTCAGGATTGCAAAGTATTTTTGGCTCATAGGGTGTCGATTGCCTTGGGATAGATGTTGATGACTTCGCCCTGGTATTGGCCGACGCCGATATAGATCAGGCCGCGTGGCTCGACGCTGATATTCATTTCTATTAAATGGCGCGAGAGTGGCTTGGCTTCATCGATTAAGTAATTCAGCTCGATCTGGGTTTCTTCGGTAATGCCGTGCTCTACGGTTTTGACTTCCAGCCTGAAGGTGCCACGCGGGCCGACGGGGTTTTCTTCCCACCATTCGGTGATCTCTAAGCGATAGCCCAGCGGCTCGACGATGCGTTTAAGTGCGCCGATGGTGCCCTTGTGCTGATGCACAAAGAACGATTGCCGGATCACCTCCCGCTGCACCGGCTCGCTCCAGTTTTCATCCCATCGGTCCACTGAGAAAGCCCAGGCTAAATACGGTAAGGCGGCTTTGGGGCAGGTGTCGGCATTCCAAAGTGCCGCCAGCAAAATGGGCAATTCCTGGCCTGATTGGCAGCTTTGGGCGATGGCGCGCTCTAACTTGCTTGATCCGGTCGGCAGCAGTGATTTAGTCATCGATGCCGCCGACGCTGATTTCCACGGCGGTGCAGTGCGCGGCCTGTGTTTCATCAAGCACCACATCTTTAGCCGGCGACACGAGTTCGACCCGCTGCACGCCTTCCACATGCAGCGCGGCAAAGATGGCTGATTGCCGGATATCGCGCCCCATGCGGCGCTGGGTGCTGATGTATTTTTTAAGCTGGGCGTGGGCGGCTTCTAAAATCGGGCCTTTTTCCGGGCCTTGGTAAAGATATAAAACGGCAGTGACGGCGTAATTCACGATGCTGGCCGACTGCACGGTAAGCCGGTCGCCCACGGGGCGCACATCTTCGCCCGATAGCAGCAGCCTGACTTTGCTGAGCAAATCAGCAGGGGCGCTGCCGTCGCCATCATTCGCCAGCACGCTGACCACCACTTCACAGGGCAGGGGACTGATCGCGCTGGCGTCGGCCACACGGGCGTCCGCCGATAAAGCATGGAAGATATAAGCAGACCTTGGTCCTGCCACGCTTAAGCCTTCAAAAGCCCGCTGGCCCCGTGCGCGTAATGAATTATCAGATTCTAAAACCGCATCGGTGGGCGGTACCGCGTTTGGATTGGCTGGCGAGATGACAAAGCGCTGTACATTAAAATTAGCCACCAGATGGTCTAAATCGGTCCCCTGGCTAAACGCCAGCATACAAGCCGCGCCGCGCTCGTTAATGCGTTGCCGCTGGATCACTTCACGGTAAGCATTCTCTTGTAACAGCTTGGTGAGTGGTTCAGATTCCAAAGTAAGCACGGCGGCTGCATCGGGATAGAGCGCAATCAGTGCCGCTTTGCGTTCATTAAAGATCGTTTCAAAATCCAGCGCCTCGATCAGGTTGGGCGGGGGCAGGCGGGAGAGGTCTACTTCTTGGCTTTTCATGGCTTAGGCTCGCAGAGGAATAGAAAGCGCCACCGGCTGCTGGCCGCGCGGACCATCAATGCGCTCGGCTTCTACGGTGACGCTGAGTGCGCCGTGTTGCTGGCTCTGCTCTAAAGTGACGCGCTGGGCGCGGATACGCGGTTCCCACTTTTTAAGCGCGGTGGCGGTTGCAGCCATGACGCGTAAGCGGGTGGCCCCGTTTAAAGGCTGATCGATCAGCGCGGGGATTTCAGAGCCATAGTCGCGGCGCATTAAGCGGCTGCCCAGCGGGGTGGTGAGCACATCGGCCACTGATTGCTGGATATGGGCCAGATCATCAATCGCATGGCCGCTGTGCTTGTTCAGGCCCGCCATTAGGTTGGCCCGCCGGTATTGCTGCCACCGTGTTCTACGCCACCGTGGGTATGCGAATCCAGAGCCACGCCATTACTGGTGATCGCGCCACCGCTTTGGGTAATCGGGCCGGTGATCGTGGTCGCACCGCCCCCTTCCCCGCCAGTACCGCTCATGCCTGCGGCGTAGCTGAATGCGCCAAGCACCGCCGCCTTCCCTTCAAATGTGCTGTCGCCCTTAATGACCAGATCACCACCCACGGTGAGATTGCCGGTGGTTTCAGTTTCCGGGCATTCAGCAGTGATTTTTACAGAGGCTTGAATGATGGCGGTTTGAATGCCGGTGGCACTGAGTGCGCCGCTGTCGTGGTTGTAGCTGACCAGCGCCCCGTCCGGAAAGACCACACAAGTGACGGCGGCGGCTGAGCTGGGCGCAGGCATCGCATCTGAAAACAGCCCAGGCAACACCACGCCCGCGCCCACTTCGCCCGACTGGCTCAACATAACGACTTGCTCGCCGATGCTGGGCGGACTCCAGCTGCGGACAGTACCGGCCCGGCGGGTCAGCCACGGCAGCCAGTCGGTCAGCAGCTCGCCGCTTTGCACACGGCAGAGCGCGTTGGTGTGATCCACTTCGGCCACGGTGCCGATGCGGATCAGGCTTTCTAAAATTCGGGAATGTTCGGCTGTTTGATTCATTGCGCCATAGTGCCGCGCCGGTGCGCGATGTTCACGCACGGGCGGGTGTGAGGCGGGCTTTTACATTACTTGCTGATTTGGGCAAGGATCGTTTCGGCGATCAGTTCGTCGTCGCTTTGACTAAACCCCAGCAATTCACGCGCTGCGTATTTGTGCCTGATGCCGCGCTTGGCATTGACGGTATCGACCAAACCAAACTGGTGAACGCGGGCAAGGCGGTTGGCGCTGGGGCTGAAATGTACGGCGGCCCCGTTGGCGGTGCTTTGGGTTTTAAGATGGCGGGCGGTGCGCAGCTTGGTAAACATCTTGCGCTTGATGCGTCCGCCTTTCTTTCGCATCTGCGGCAAGCGTGGTGCGTAGGGCGTGCCGTCCGGGTTTTGGTTGGCAGCGATGTGGGCTTGCTGGCGTTTACGCAGCTCAGTAGCGAGGCGCTTATTCATGCCGCGTAATGCTTTGGCGTCCAGATTGCCAAGCAAGCCTGAAGCCCAGCCTTCCAGCGCTTTAAAGTTGTCGCTCATTCAACTGGCCACGGCTGATCGCGCAAGAATAAAGCCCAGTCTTTGCCCGCGTATTCATCCAGCGGCGGCTCGCCGTAATGGGTGATGACGGGCTTGCCGTCTACCTCTCGCACGACCACGCGCTCAGTCAGATTGATTTTAATCGAAAGGTCGATGGTGTTGTGGTTCAGGATATCTGCTTCAAAGCTAATGCCGTTCTGGCGTTTATCGACATTACTAAACAGCTCGGGCTGATTGCTGCTTACCCAAGCCAGCACCGGCACCATAATGGTGTCAGGGTGGTCGGCGTAATCCTGAATGATGGCGTTTAGGGTGTATTGATATTCAAAGGAAAGCGACTTGCCCGCCGTGGCAATCAGTTTGCCTTCATCAATAAAAATGGCGAGCTTATCGGGGTTGTGGGCAAGGTGGCTGACTGTTTTAGAGAGGTATTCGCGCAGGTCGGCGGGCTTAATCATGTTGCATTTTCGCTTGGCAGCTTTGGATCATATCGACTTGTGCCGCGCAGCTGTGCCATGCGGCTTCCAGATCATCAATCGCCAGACTCAGTTCGCCGTTGGTCCTGGCTTGGCTCGCTGGCAGGCGGCAGGCTGTCACGGTGGGACAGCCAATCCCGATAAGCTGCACCGCTGGCGATTTCGGGGCGCTGGCGCAGGCGGATAACATCAGCAGGCAAGCGAGTATCAGACCAGTCCCTGACTTCTTTGCTTTCATTTTTAAGTTGCTCCATAGCGCGTTTGTTCTTAAGAAGCGCGGTGTTGACGCTTTCAATGCTGCTGCGTAAATCAGCCTGGGCGGCGTCGTTGTCGCTGCTGGCTTTGTAAAGCTGTTCAAGCAAGGCCGCTTGCTGGGCCTTGTCTTGTTCGCTGGCGTTTAATTCCAGTTGCAGCAGCTCGGCTTTGTGCTTTTGGCCCTGGTGTAAATTGATGGCAATCAGCAGCGCGGACAGAAAGCACAAAGCAACAAGGGCAAGGGCGGTGAGTCGGCTCATTTAACCCCCGCGTAATAGGTTTTATCCCCGGCAAACTTGGTCAGCACTTGCCGCCGGTTGGCCCCTTTACGAAAGCCGATATGCACCCATGCGCCCGGCAGTGTGGGGGACTCTAAAATCAATTGATCGAACTCGATATCAGAGGCGGCCAATACCCTTGCAATCGTTCTGGCCGTGCCAAACTTCGGACAGCGAATATCTACAGCGCGGGCGGTGGCGTGATCGCTGCTGGCACTGCCTCCTACCGCCTTATTTAATGTGGAGTTACGCCAGCCGCTAGTAATAATGAGGGGATTGTTTCCGAGTATTGCCCGGACTTTTTCGAGTTGCTGGCAGGTGTACGCCGCGTTTTCGAGCATGTTTACGGGCAGGCTGTTGTCGATGTTGTACTGCGCTGCGGTTTGGCTGGCGGTGAATTCGCGCAGGCTGAAGTGTGGGGAGAGCTGGGGTGAGGTGTTCAATGTGAGGCTCCTTGTTTAGAAATTTCCGGATGGGCCATGCCAAAGCAGCCCATAAATCGCTGACATTGCCGCGCTTAAAGCAGAAATACAGGCCGCTAAACAGCAGTAAAAAGGTCAGCGGCGCACTGGCGGGCGTGATCCCCAGCAGAAGGCGGATCGCTGTGAGGCCGTAACAGACTGTTAAGGCGTAGGCAAAAATAGAAATGCTTGTGCTATGGGCTTTGCTGTTTCGATTGAACAGGGCAATGCTGAGCGCCGCAAAGAGGCTGGCCAGCACGCTGATGAGTAAATAAAGGTTCATTTTTTGCCCCCGATGTTGAGCAAGTCCTCGGGGTGCTCGGCGCGCAGGATCAGCCATTGCAATAGCTTCATGCTGATCGCTCCCGCAATCAGTGCGCCGATGCCTTCGCTAACGACAATCGAAGCGGGCAGGGGGATGGCGATCAGATCAGCCACCAGTTTTGCGGCCACACAACCGGCCACAAAGGCAGTCAGAAAGAAAACGATCTTCTGTAAAACGCTGAGCTTTTGCGCGGTCATGATAAACACCACGGCCCCTGCAAAACTGCCCATCAAAACGTCGGCGTGTATCCCTGAAAACAGCCCCGCAATAGTGAGTAAAAACACGGTGAAAGAGGCGGCGGTGCCGGTGAGCGGTTCGGTCATTGGTTTAGTCCCATAGTTGAATCATGGTTTTTTGGATGGCGGGCGGGCTGATGTTGGGCAGCTCGATCACGGTACCCATCTTGAGCACCGGCCCCATATCGGCCAGCCGGTGATTGGCAGCCAGCACGGCCTCGGTAATGCCGGCTGTTTTGCCGTAAACCCGAAAGCAGATCTCGTCCAGCGTCTCGCCCTGGCTTGCAATCACTTGCATCAGAGCAACTCGACCGTGGCGCGGGCGCTGCCGATCAGATCCCGAATGGCCCAGCGTGCGTCGCGGTTTAAGTCTTCGATGGGATCGCTGAGCTGGTCGGCCTTATTGTGGCCGTCGCCGGTACTGTCAAAATCCCGGTAGCGCTCGGTCAGGTTGGCTTTGGCTAAGCAGTACACGGCGCGGGTGTAATGCCCGACTAAGATGTTCTGGCCGTCGATGGTGTCGCTGTCCACCTCGGTCAGGTCGTTAAACCCCTGCCCGATCTGTTTAGCTTTGTACTTGCGCAGGTCTTGATTGGCGCTGGCCATCGCGGCAATCAGTGCCATCTTTAAACGCGGCGGGGTGACGGTGCCATCCAGGCGCAGGCTGAGCCGTGCGTCGGCGATATCGATATCCGGCCAGAAGCCGCTGTTCTTAATGATGGGCTCTAAGACTTCATCGTTTTTTTGTGCTGCAATAAATCCCATGTTTTGCCCTTGTGAAGAAGAGGTGGAGGGGGATTTGAAAGAACCTTAAAAGGCTTCGCCTCCCCCTGCCTCTCGCTGCGGGGTTCGCCCGGTCGGCTACTTTTCAGCGGCCTTGTTCTTCATTTCCCGCTCCAGTTTTTCCAGATCCTTAATCACGCCGCACTTGGGGTGCAGTGCTAAGGCTTGCCGGAAATAGTCGGCGGCAGCGGGTTTGTTGTGCTCAGATAAGCCGTAGGCAATGGCCTTAAACAGCTTGGCCTTTACCTGGTCGGGCATATCTTCGGCCTGGGTGATTTCGGCAATCTCTTGCAACCCGGCGACGTCGATGACTTCGCCCAATGCCCGGCCATTCATGGCGGTATCGGCCATTTCTTCCACCACCAGGCACGACAAGGTGCGCTGGTACTGATCCGGCAGAAACAATTTATGCTTGATGGCATAGCGCACAATCGGCAGCGCGGCGGTGAAGTTGCCGGTGTCGATCATCCACACCATGACCGTCATCAGCACTTCATCCTGCCCGCCGCCCTGGGCGGATAAAGCGCCGCTGATCCATGGTGCGTAATCGGGCAGCATCTCGCGCTTGGCATCGATCTTGCGGCTAAGGGACTGGATCTGCTTAAGCCGTCGCTTGTCGCTCGCCAGCTTATGCAACATCAGCGCGTAGCCGCTGGCATTCACATGGGCACCCGAACCGCTTTCTTTCGAGAGCTGAGCCGCCGTCATGCGTAGCAAGTGGGCTTTTGCGGGACTCACTTTTCTGCCTCTGCGGGTTTTTCTTCCGTGCGCTCTTCGGGCAGCAGCTCGATGTTTTCAATCAAGCAGCCCGCTTCATACGCTTCAATCACATAAGCGTCGTTCGAGCTTTCGTAATCGGCAATCTGGTCATAGTCCGGCTCTTCACGCACATGACGGCGGCGGCCTCCCTCTTGCCAGTACAGCGACAAATTAGCCAGTGGCTGAATCAGTATTTTGTCTTTCGGGAAGAAAGGCACGGTGACGGCGGTTTTGCCACCAATGCGCTTTTGGCTAATCAGCATATCCAGCGCCATTTCTTCGGTGGGCGCGTGCTCGCTATTGATCTTGGGGAAGTATTTATCGGCTAGTAATTCGCTGGATACGATCACCACTAAATTGGGGTTTTCGCGGTACTCGGGGTGAATCAGAGTATTCACCGCATCAAACACCAGCGCGTCGAGGTTGCTGTACTCGCCTTTTTCGGTCTTCCATGTAACGTCGTCTTCACCCTTGACCTGGGTTTTACCAACAATGATTTTGTCAGGGTGCTTCTCTGTGCCTGTCATCACATTGGTCGGCGCGTTGTCGCGGTACTGCTGGAGCCAGCCTTTGTTCACGTCTTGCAAGAGCGGGAATTTCTCGCGGTCGGTGTCTTCGGCCACCGATACACCATTAAAGCCGATCATGATTCGATCAAGCGCTTGCTGGTGAACGATCATGTCGCGGATTTTGGTCTGGAAGTCTGGAAACTTGGCCCACATGTCTAGCTTTGCATAGCCGATGCCGGTATCAAAGTTGGTTTGTACACAGCGATAGCGGCCAGAGCTTAATCCCGTCACATCACGCGTTTTACGTGGATTTTTTTTAGTATTGGTGCGGCCTGCAATCGTGCCGGTTACGCCCATCCCCAGTTTTTCGCCCTCCATCTCTGTGACAGAGGGCATATTGATCTTACCGAGGAAGGTGCTCGACAGTTGCACGCGGGTTTCTAGCTTTTGCTGGATGGATGGATCAACCGTAAAGGATTGATTTGCGGAGGGAACATTATTTAATTGAGCAACTTTTTTTTCAAAAGCGTTATAGGCAATTCGCGTTTCATTGCGCATGGTGTTTCCTTAATCGGGTATTGAATTGTTTTTATTGAATGGCGGGATATTAATTAATCAGCAGTCTGTTTCTAAAGACACTGTGCCGCCGGTTGCTTTATCACGACCTCCGGAAAAATGCGCCGGTTCGTTTTCAATCTTTGATTTGAATTCACGTAATTCGGTAATGCTGGCGTTTAATTCATCCATACGGCTATTGAGCGTGCTATGGCCTTCGGCGGTTTCGGCTTGATACTCGGCTACGGCTTCAATGGCTTGCTGAATATCTGAGAATTGCTGATTGGTTTGTACTTCTTTTTTGGCAAAGATTTTTTTAACTGAATCTAAAATAGACACGGTGGGGGCTTCCTCTTGCTCTTCTTCGAGCGCAAATTCAATGGCATCCGTAAACAAACATGCTTTATTTGTTTTACGGGAAAATAGCGGGCTGTTGTTTCCGGCGGTAGCAGAGAATTGCAGCATCTCTGTGCCTAAGCTGGCGGGGTTATCGGTGACAGCAAGTCCCACCAGATAGGCTTCGCCTGAGCCTGCAAAGTCGGGGTCTACTTCGATAGAGGTGTAAACCTTTTGCCGTTCTTTATTCATCTTGATCAGATCAGCCGTCGGGTCGATAGTGGCAAAGAGCGCCATTGCGCCGTTTTCTTCTTTGACGGATACGGCAACCACATCGCCATAGGCTTTAAACACGCTATCTGGATAAAGGCCCTTGATGTGTTCTAAATTAATGCGCGCCCCAAATTGCTTAGGGTTGTAATTCTTGGCCATCTGGCTAAGCCATTCACGGGTGATCTTGCGGCCATCTGTGGTGGAGCCTTCGGTGGCAACTCGAAAAGATTTATATTTCATATATCCTTCTGCGATTTATTTGAATTGAATAAGTGTCTTATCTCGGTAGCCCCCACTATCAACACAAATTAAACCCCCATCAATTAACGCCTTTTGTGAATTCCTATTTCACAAAAACCATTCAAATACACCTCTGTTTTATTCCCTTAGCCTTTGGCTATGGAAAATACACACAGCAAAGAGCCCCGCACCGAAGCCCGTCGGCTTTACTGGGCAGGTTGGCGGGTATCAAGGATTGCGGAATCATTAGGCGAAAAACCCGCCACGGTGCATAGCTGGAAACGGCGCGATGAGTGGGACAAAAAGAAGCTGATTGAGCGCGTCGAAGAGTCCCTCGAATCGCGCTACATCTTTCTTTTGAATAAGGACAAAAAAGAAGGAATCGACTTTAAAGAAATTGATTTGCTCTCGCGGCAAATGGAAAGAGTGGCGCGGATCAATAAATACAACGGCGGTGGTAATGAGGCTGATTTAAACCCGAATATTGCCAGCCGAAACAAGGCAGAGCGCAAGAAGGCCGTTAAGAACGATTTTAACGATGAGCACGTCGCTTTAATCAAAGAAGCCTTTCTGGATTCTTTGTTTGGCTATCAAGGCGGCTGGTTTGAGGCGGGCAAGAAACACAATTTTCGTAATGTCTTAAAGTCCCGCCAGATTGGCGCAACTTGGTACTTCGCCCGCGAGGCGCTGTTCGATGCGATGACTACGGGCCGTAATCAGATCTTTTTAAGTGCCAGCAAGGCGCAGGCCCATGTTTTTAAGCAATACATTATCGCCTTTGCGAAAGAGGCTGCCGATTTAGAGCTGAAAGGCGATCCCATCGTCTTGCCCAATGGCGCAACGCTGTACTTCCTCGGTACAAACGCCCGCACTGCGCAGAGTTACACCGGCAATCTATATGTCGATGAGTATTTCTGGATTCCGCGTTTTCAGGAACTCCAAAAAGTCGCCTCGGGCATGGCCCTGCATTCGCACTGGCGGCAAACCTATTTCTCGACACCTTCCAGCCTGAACCACGATGCTTACCCGTTCTGGTCAGGCGATGCCTTCAATAAAGGCCGCGCCAAAGCCGACCGCATCCTGCTCGATGTTAAACCCGCCAGCCTCGCAAAAGGTCGCCTCTGTGGTGACGATCAGTGGCGGCAAGTCGTGACCATCGAAAACGCGATTGAAGGCGGTTGTAATCTGTTCGATCTGGACAAGATCAAAAAACGATATAACCCCAACGATTATCAAAACTTGCTGATGTGTGAGTTTATCGACGATAGCGCCAGCATCTTTCCCTTATCTGAATTGCAAAAGTGCATGGTTGATAGCTGGGAAAAGTGGGAGGACTTCAAAGCCATTGCCCCGCGCCCCTTTGGCTACTGGCCTGTATGGATTGGCTACGATCCGGCTTTATCTGGGGACAGCGCGGGCTTGATCGTATTGGCCCCGCCGCTGGTGCCTGGCGGTAAGTTCCGCGTCTTAGAGAAACGGCAGTGGAAAGGCATGGACTTTGCCGCGCAGGCCGAAGGCATTAAGCAAATCTGCAGCCAATACAACGTGGCTTATATCGGCATTGATACCACCGGCATTGGGCAAGGCGTTTATCAACTGGTTAAACAGTTCTACCCAGCGGCTAGGGCCATCAATTACAGCGTGGATATGAAAGCGCGCTTAGTGATGAAGGCTCAGGACGTGATCCGTAAAGGACGCTTGGAGTTTGACGCGGGCTGGACGGATCTTGCCGCCGCATTTATGGCGATTCAAAAAACCATGACGGCCAGCCAGCGGCATGTGACTTACACGGCCAGCCGCTCCGAAGAAGTCAGCCACGCCGACTTAGCCTGGGCATGTATGCACGCGCTACTCAATGAGCCGCTCGAAGGCTCGAACTCTACCAATTCTGGCTTTATGGAAATGTGCTAAACATGAAAAAACAATCTTACTATCAAGCAAAAGCAACCTTAACGCCAGAAGTAAAAGCGCCCGATAACGCTGTGGCCTTCACCTTTGGCGAGCCTTCCGCCGTGCTGGATCGCCGCGAGCTGCTGGACTTCTTAGAGTGCGTGAACAATGGCAAATGGTACGAGCCGCCGATGTCGTTTGATGGCCTAGCAAAAACCTACCGCGCCACCGTTCACCATTCCAGCCCGCTGCAAGTTAAGCGCAATATCCTGTTAAAAACCTTTATCCCGCACCCGCTGTTAAGCCGGTCGGAGTTTTCCAAGTTCGCGCTCGATTACCTGATCTTTGGCAATGCCTACTTAGAAAAGATCACCAGCCGCACCGGCAAGGTGCTGGGCCTGAAACATGCGCTGGCTAAATATATGCGGGTAGGGCTGAAAGAAGAGCAGTATTTTCAGATCCTTGATTACGCCAACGAGCACCAGTTCCAGCAAGGGGCCATCTTCCATTTATTAGAGCCCGATATTAATCAGGAGATTTACGGCCTGCCTGAATACCTGTCGGCGCTCAATTCAACCTGGCTCAATGAATCGGCCACGCTGTTTCGCCGTCGCTACTTTGCCAACGGCAGCCACGCTGGTTTCATCCTGTACATGACCGACGCCGCGCAAAACGAAAGCTATATCGATGATCTGCGCACCGCATTACAAGGCAGCAAAGGCCCAGGGAATTTTAAAAACTTAATGGTGTACGCGCCTGGCGGCAAGAAAGACGGCATGCAGATCTTGCCTATCTCTGAAGTGGCGGCCAAGGATGACTTCTGGAACATCAAAAACGTAACGCGTGACGACCAACTCAGTGCCCACCGCGTACCGGCGCAACTGATGGGCATCATCCCTAACAACACCGGCGGCTTAGGTGACGTAGAGAAGGCGGCGACCGTGTTTGCTTATAACGAGATTGAACCATTGCAGGAGCGGATGAAGGAGCTGAATGATTGGCTGGGGGTGGAGGTGATCCGGTTCAAACCTTATTCATTATCAGAAAATAAGTAAAGAACAAGTCCGCAAATAGCGGGCTTTTTATTTTTCATGATATTTACTATATTTATAGAGTTACTGTTTGTTTTTTTTGTTCTTAATTAAATAGATCAAGTCGATTATTTCTTTAACATGATTAGTTGATAAATTATCGATTAGAGCGATTCTTTTTCCAATGCCATTCAGTGATGTTCCTATAATAACCCCCTTGAGGTTGTCTATGTCTATCCAAAATCTATCATGAAAATCATTGCTAATAATATCTATAATTTTTATTTTTGGTATTACGCTTTTTATAGCGTCATGTATTATTTTCTTTTTGTCTTTTGATTTTTCTAATGTCATGAAAGTTATACTTTCAAGTTCTTTTGAAATTTCCGATATAATTTTTTTTAAAATATCTATGCAAAAAGGATGCGTTGATGCTTCATAAAAATATGTATCAGTGATGATAAGGTTTTTTACTCCATTCAAGTTTTTTATGAACCCTAGAATAACTTTCTCTATTTCATTGACATGAATTCCTTTATGCATAAGCGCATCACAGGTGATTGAGTAATTGAATAAAGAGGAAATTCCATTTTTAGTAATGTAATCACGTAATATCTCTCGAATGAAAGTTTCATCTCGTTTTGAGTAGGTGAAGTTTTTATAAATATTTCTGCTCTTATCTAGTTCTTCGAAAAAAGTATTTATATCATTATTTTCATTGAGGCTTCTAACATAAATAATGCCTGCTTTCATATTGTCCATTTTTAATCCTTGCATATAAGAATAGATGTTGTTTAATAGCAGTTAGAGGTTTAACTGCTTGATTGGTCTAAAACTGGACGGAAAGGGCAAGCTAGAGTATTAAGTTTAAACGTCATTGCTCTACGCTACAAATTTAAGCTCTTTTACTCTTGTTACCCCAGCGCGCGCCCTCGTGACCCCGCCACGCCTGCCCACTTAACCCACTATTTTTTATGCACCTGCATGAGGAAGGCTTAAGCCGCGCCAAATAAGGCCCTAAACGGTAAAAAATGCCCCTACAAAAGCTTGCATAATTTGCGTATTGCTTGCCTGTTATTGCAATGCACGCAATTCCCCTCGCATCAAGGGGGATTGCGTAATTTTACTTCTACCTAGAGTCATTTTGAGGGAGGGTTACCATTGATGAATGAAGGATTGTTTTTTGAAAGTCAAATCTATACTGAAACCAATATAATAAACCTTTATATTACATATTTCACATTAAAATGCCATCTCCATCTATTAATGCTCTATGCTCTGCTTTAACATCTACTTTTCGTAGTCAAACATCTGCACAACCAGAAAAAGTTAATGGTATCGACGCCGATGGAATTAACATACTTAAGCATAATGGAATTACTCTATGTCAAAATGGTAAAGCTAACCAATTGGTTATTCATTGTCATGGCGGGTGGAAGGAGTTGGAGAAAGAGTCAAGCTATTTTACTCGTCAAGTAGGTGACGGCTGGACGGAAGTCCCAAAAGGCATGCGGCTAGATTTTTATACGGGAGATGGGGACTTTACAAAAGGATCTAGTGTATTAACTGAAGTGTCGCTGCGCTCAGATGAGGCATTGCTTGATGGCATTAAGCCTAGAACTGGATTATCTTCTGATGATTTATCGAAGCTCGCAGAGATGAGAAACACTTCGCCAGAAAATATGGAAAAAATGTTACTTTCGTCAGCAATTGGGGTTAAAGAAACAGTGCAAGAACTAACTACAGTAAAAGATTATGCGCTATATATCCATGATCAAAATGACCAAGTTATAAAATCATATCAAGAAGGTTCTTATGGGCGTGATATTGATATCGCGCTTGTTACGGAGAAAGAGCATAAAAGACATTTATCGGATGTTTTTGAAGCTATTTTAAAATCAGGGGCTAATTATCAGGTAATACATTTTGGTGCATGCCGCGTTAGTCGTTAAAAGTATGTGACTAAAATTGTGTAAATGGTAATCCCCTCTCAATATAATGATAGGCAGAAATAACGGTAGGCGATCCCCCTTGATACGGGGGGGATTGCGTGCCTTTGCAAGAAAAAAGCATGGGGTCAGGTCTTACATTTTACATGAGATAAAATTTACAGTGGTTTGCAAAGCAAGTTAAATTGATTGCTCATGTCAAATGTAAGACCTGACCCTAAAAACTAAAAAAACTTGGTGACTTACTCAATCAACGCATCGAGCCGTTTCTTGAGGTAGTGCTCTAGTAGCTTTTGACTTCCATCAAAAATTGTTTTGAATGGTGCATCTTTCAGTTCTGTTTTTAGCTTTAATAGTATTTCTTTATTTTGTAAAGATTTGGCAAAATCATGGCCCCTCTGTGTAAGCCGAATTGGTATGGATGTTAATGTTACGCTGCCACCTCCACCAATTCTAATGCCAATAGATTTCAGCCCGCTAAATTGTAAGTCTCGATTGCTGATTAACTCATTTTCCAGAGCAAGCTGTAGATGAAATAAGAATTCGTCATCTAGTCCTGATTGATTTGAGATTGTTATGCCGGCGTTCTGAATGTCTTGAATTGAAATATGTGCTTTGGGTGAGTTGATGAAGACATCAAGAAGTTTTGAGATGTATTCGATGTTTGGGCTCATTTCTATTGCTCCTTTGAAGATTGAATAACTGGGTTAAATTAATTACTTCATGTCGAATGTAAGATCTGGCCCCAAAGGTTTACGCACTAAAACTTGACAGTAAAGCCATCGATAAGTGGGGTTAATTTGTTAGTCCCATATTTTTTCGCCATTCCTCACGGCCAATAAATCCAAGATCACTACTGCCTTTTATTAAGGGAAGTAAGCCAATTTTATGCAACTCTTGCTCTATCGCATGGGCTGTATCTCGGTGTTGCTTACTCTCATTGCTAAATACTTCTTGTGTACTTATGACTACCGACCCAATATTGGGCATGTACCAAACGGCATAAGCAGAAGGTACATCTTCAGCTAATAATTCAGCTTTTATTAGTTGCATCCAGCTTATTTCCCTTCTATCTGGGAAAATGCAGTGCAAATCTGTATTTCCGCTTGTTTGGGTTACGTTAAAGAATTTGATGTCGTTTGAGAAATATTCAAATAATAGTTTAACCAGCCAGAAAAAAAACTGACTATCTTTTTCTCCGGAAATGTCAAAATCTATATTTGCTAGATTCGCATCAAGACTTAAGTAAGAAGTAAAATCAACTTGGATGGTATCTATTTTGTTTTGAAGCCACTTTTTGAATAATACATCGTCTTCCTCTTCTTTTTTTGTTAACCTAGCATTGTTTAATTTAATATTAGACCATCCATCGTTTATAAATTCTTCAGATTCAAATATTAGATCTATATATTTTTCTGCGTTAATGTTGGTCGCATATGGAAGTCTTTCGTCATCTCCAATTTTTAGGTGCCAATCTAAGTGAGTCTTTCCATTTAATTTGTTGATTATTTCTTTGTTTAATTGCATGTAAGATAAATATCTGGATGTGAATTCATTTTTTTTATTACTGTCTGTGCTTATTATAGATGCTTCTACAGTGTGGCGAGCCATTGTATATTCTCTCTTTATATTTTTTTGTTAATTAATTGCAATGATTTTCTATCTAAAGCAACGCAAATTATATTGTTTAAATCTTTATATTTGTTTGAATCAAATATTTTTTTCATATGGTTTGAAACAGTATCTTCTGTGAAAATCCAAAAGTGATGAATTCCACATGGTGACTCTATTTGAGTTTTTATTGCATCAGCTTGTCGCTGTGCCTGTTCGCGCATTTTCTTGCTGAAAATATCTTTTGCGTCATCAGGAGTTATTTTATCGCCACGACGGGGATTGGTTTTTTTAGCAAGCCATTTTGCATGTTCAAATGAATCAGTTTTTGAGCGTTCTAATAATGTTTTGTACCCATACTTCGCTTCAACTAAAGAACAATAGCTCGGCCAGAATCCATCAAACTGTACTTTTTTAGGATCGGCAGTTAATACATATTCTTTGATGGTGACAGGCACAAAATAGTACAGCATTGCCTTGTATTCTTCTGTTACTTTTGCGTAATCAAAAACGGAATCTGGTGTAAATACTTTATTCTCCAGCGAGTAATCACTGCTTACGCCTTCGGTTTCATCGCGTATTTTATGCAATTCAGCATCGTCTGATTTTGTGCTGCCTTTTTTGATTTTGATTGAAAACTTATTTTCCCGCCAGTTTTCATAATCAGGAACATTTGCCACTACCCATTGAAACAGCATTGAACTGAGCATGGTATTCATGTTCACTTCTTTGGTGTTGCCTTCTACGGTGCAACGGCAGGTGCGCTTTTTTCTGATATTGCTGAGTTCGGTTGTCAGAGCGGCACCAATTGCACCCGAACTCCAGAGGCGGGCTTCCCAGCCTTCGGGATTCATGGGGGGATGAGGCAAAGCGCCTGGCTGTTCTACCGCAGGAGGGAATGACACACTTGGGCGAATGATACGCGGTGGCGTTGCGCTTACACTGGCCTGTATGGATACATTGCCGTTAGGGAGTGCAACGGGAGCACCTGCCGTTTTTGCCGGGGCTTTCATTGCGAGCTTGCTGGCTTTTTTCATTGCCAGCGCTGAGGCAATATTCGCTAAGCTTTGATCTGATATGGCCACTTCAAATCGAACAGGTTTTTTGTAATCAAAAGAGTCCTCGCTATTAAGCGGATCTGTCTTGTTACTGCCTTTTTGTACTGTTTTGGCGATGATTGCTGTGGCTACAAATGTAAAAGCAATATCAAGAAGAACAATTGCTGGAACCATTTTATTTCCTATATGCCACTTAGCGTGGTTTTATTTCAGAGTAAGTCTTTCCCTCATTTTGCCAAAACTTAAGCCCCATATAGTCCTTAAAGGCAATATCAACCGGAATTGCCCGGCCATAGGCATCTTTTTTATCTTTAATGGCAATATCCATCTCCTGCACTTCATCATGATTGAGCAGGGTAAACGCTAGAATAATATATTGTGATCGGATAATAATATCGACTAAGCCTAGCTGGCCTGTCTTTACAATGGCTTCCCATGTCTTTTTATCATCAACAAGCGCGGATTTAAGCACTGGATCATCCTTAGCTAGCCTGTCTAGCATTTCTTTGACTTCTTGTTGTTCTTGTAGCTCGTTGACGCCATCCATATTGGATTCGCAGAATTCCATGCTTATGTTCTCTTGGTCAATTCAGTGGTTTGATGATGTGCCTGATTTGATGATGGGCGTCATAAAGCCACCATGCCTGAATCTGGCCCATTAGTTTTTTTTCTTGTTCTGGCGTAAATGTTTTAATCAGCCGCAACAATACAGGCGGATCATAAATACGGACTAAGGCTTCTTGGCCGCTTTTTAATTGGGCTTGCATAAAAGGCTGGATGGTCTTTTGTAGCTCTTTTAAATTCAGCGGCGTCCAGATCCAACTTAAGGAGGCTGTTTCGTATTCTATTTTTAACAGCTGTAAAAAAGCGTCGCTTTGTAAATAGCTGGGGTCAATATGGATCAGCCACGGGGCAAGATCATGTAAATTTTGTTCTGGCGTGTCTTCAAATAAAGAGCATCGCTCCCCAGCTGGCAGAATGAAGCGCAAGCGATGCAAGCCGCTTGTTTGTGCTGCGGCATCAATCAGTAAAAACAGGTTTCCTGTTGCAGGCACGGCTTCAGCGGGCCAAAACTGCTTGAAATGCTCATGCTGGACGAATGACATAATTGCTCCGGTCTTCTGCGGCCTGTTTTAAGCATGAAGGCTTTATCTCGCCATTTGGCATTTCTGGAAAAAACACATTCATTTGATCTGGCCCGCTCATTGCATGGTTTGCCCCTTTCACCGTCACTTCCCCTGGGCAATGAATCTCGATATTGCCGCCTTTTAGCCGGATATAGCCGCCACCTGCCGTGACTAAAACTTCATCTTTAGCCGAAATGCTAAGCAGCCCCTTGCAAGCCGTTACTTTCAGGTCTTTATCGCCGGTAATCTCGATATCGTTACTTTGCGCTTGCAGCTGGATTTTGCCCTTGGCGGCGATCAGTTTGAGCGCGACTTTATCTTTTACCCCCGCTACAAACAGGCTGATATGCTGGCCGACGTTATGTATCCAGCGGCGGCCTGATGTTTGGTTACTATCCCGCTGGGCGATCTGGTCGATATTGGTTTCGGCGGTGAGGGAAAGGCTCTGTGGCGTGGTGATGGCTACACCGTCTTCACCATGCAATAAAATAATTCTTTGCTGGCCTGCTTGTTCCTGAGATTTTGTTTTGCTGTCTTTATCGGTATTGCTACCGGCTGCAAAGCTTTTGCTGGCGTGGACGTGGTGATGCAGATGGCCGGTGGTTTCTTTTTCGCCCGGGCTATTATCTGGCTGGATGGTTTGCTCTTTGTCGCCGGTTTCCATTGTGTCGGCAAGTTGGTGGCTTGCCGTTTCGCCTAAGCTTTGCGCCAAGGCTAAAGCTGATTCAAGCTGGCTTTGGGCGGGCGTGTGGTCTAGCTGTTTGCCCGAGGCGCCGCTCTTGGCTTCGGTGCTGATGAGTAAACCCTTGGCGCGGATTGCCCCTTGATTGTCCGTGCGTAATTCAAAGCCTTCGCCCCGTGGCTCGCCTTTTCCGTCTGTGCGCGGGTGAATTAAATAGCCAAGGTTAAGCTGGGTTTTGCCGTGTTCGCTTGATAGCTTTGTGCGCACTTCGCCTTTTGTATCATCAAACAGCAGCTCGCCATACTGCCCGCCTTCATGTTCTTTGGTTTTGATGCCTGATAGCGTTTTATTGGCGGGTAAGGCACCAGCACCGCTGAAATTTGGCACTGAATGGCTACCGTTATAAACAGTGCCAGTTACAACAGGGCGGTCGATATCTCCTTCTATAAAGCTGACGGTTACTTCCATTCCCACCCTAGGGATAAACTGATGCCCAAAGCTCGCGCCTGCTGATGGCATGGCGACGCGGATCCAGCAGGATGACTTGTCGTCAAGATTTGCGCCAAATTCGGGATGCTCGGCGGCACGTTGCCAGTGGTACTGCACCTTAATACGGCCTTGCTCGTCGGTGTGGACTTCTGATCCGGCAGGGCCAACCACGGTGGCAGTTTGCAAGCCTGGGCTAGTGGGTTTGGTAAATTCTTGCTCGCCAAAATGACTAAGCACAGGCTGGCCGCGTCTTTGGGCGGTAAAGTCCACTTGATAAGGCGCGTTATCCTTGGCTGAAGTGGCAAGCAGGCTAGGGGCGATCAGTTGCAATTGCTGGCTTAAATCCGCTGGCAAATTATTGTTTGCGGTGAATTTAAGCTCAGTGATGGCGAATTCGCGCTGCTCAGCCGAATCGAAATCATGAGCGGGGTGGTCTTCTAGGCGAAACCATTGCCCAGCTTGCAAGCTGCGCAATGTACCTGAGCCGGTAAACGATTTCTTTTGTCCGTCTAAAGCATCTTGGCGCAGCTTTGCATCTTGGTTTAGCTGATCTAAATCGCTGGCGTAGTAATGCGCTTGCGGGTCGTAATATTCTAGGCTTGACTGGATTTGCTGCCCACCTTCGCCCTGATCGATCGCGCTTTCATTCAAGCTATGATTGGTGAGTGTGGCTTTATAGTCAAAGCTGGCAAGGGAAACCGAGCTGCTGCCGATTTGCCGCTGTGTATTCCAAACGGTGAGCGAATCGCTTTCCTCGGTTGCCGAGGCACGGTGAAAGCGAGCGATGGGCTCTAAAGCTTCGGGGATGGAGAAGACGTCATCAAAAACCACCAGCTGCACTTGAGGGGAATCGCCCGCCAAATGTTCAAAACGCCACGATAGGCCGCTTTCTTTCATTAAGCGGCACAGGAAGGTGTAATCGTCTTCGCGGTATTGCACGCAATAAGAGCGGGGAGGGTATTCGCCCGATAATTTGAAATCTAGTGCTTGGACAGATGCAAACACAGGGTTTTTGGCCTGATGTTCGGCCAGTACCTGTTTCACAATATCGACGGCTGACAAATCTTGGAAGACCCGAGAAGTGCGGCGATATCTAAGCAAGGCAAACGGCGGCTCTATCGTCAGTGCATACTTTGCAAAGCCCCCATCAGAGCCTAAGAGCTGTACCTGGCTAATGACCCCGCAACGTTCAACTGTGTCGCCATTGGCATCTGCTATTGCCAATACCACCGGCAAACCTAACAGCGATTTGAGTTCTAAATCGCCAATGGGGGAAAGACAATCGATTCGATAGAGAAAAGTCCGATTTATCCCTTCACTGCCTGTTACGTGCTGGGGTAATAGCTGTTCGCCCCATGCTGCACCATCGCCTAGTTGAAGAGAGATAAGGCGCTGATCCTGATTAAAAGCAGCGGCGAAAGAGGCGAGTAGATCAAGGGCCAT